CCGCTGATGGTGAGGCCGAGACGAGACGGATCGAGCGCGGCCGTAGGACGACGGCTGACGTTACCGCTTGGGGCGTCGTGGCGCGCGCGGCGCGCGCAGTTCCGGCGCACGGTCGGCCGACATGATGACGCGCGCCACTTCGCGGACGGCGGCGCTGAGCGGCGTGTCCGGCTCCTGCTGCGACAGCGCGAAGAGGTGCATCATCGCCCGCGTGTAGTCGAGCGACGACGGCGGGCGCCCCAGTCCCGCAGCGGGCGCGTGCTCGTCGGGCAGGTAGAGCACGGCTTCCAGCGGCACTTCCAGCACGTCGGCGATCTCGCGGAGCAGGCGCGTTTGCGTGTCGTGCCCTTGGACGATGCTGCTGATGGTTTTGCGCTGCACGAGGCGCGGCGTGCCCCCGCCGCGCTGCGCGGCGCGACGGCGCCCATTGATCATCGCGGCCAACTCAGCCTGCGTGCAGCCCCGACGCGCCAGCCAAAACCGTATCGCTGCTCCCCATGAACCCTTGTCCTCGCGCTCCCGCGTTCGCCGTCGTGTCATCCATCAGTCACACTAACACCGCTGCCGGGCTTCGGCAGAGAACTAATCGTAGGCATACATCGGGTGGCATAGAGCTTGAGTACGGCCGCGCATGTCCCCTCTGGATGCCCAGCCATGACGCACGCGCGGCGTATCAATGTGCCCCTGAAAATGGCCATCCTGACCACGACCGGGACACAGCGCCGCTTCGCGAAGTTGTGCGGCATCAGTGAGATCCGCATCAGCCAGATCGTCAACCGCACCGACGGTCCCGCGACCGACGACGAGAAGCGCCGGATTGCGCGCGCCCTCCGCGTGCCGGTGGAGCGCCTCTTTCCCGACGCCGACCCCGACACCCACTGACCCCACCCTGTCGCAATTCACAACACGGCGGCCGCTCTACCATTCCGCGCCGACCACAAGGGGCTGCGCTTGGGTTTGGGTCTAGAGCCTATTTTCCGACATGCTTTCGCGTTTTTCGGGCGCGCGCGCTCTATGAGACGTATCTGCATAAACTTATTTTTTCATCTATGAGAAACACCCCGTTTTTGACACCGACTAACGCAGTCGTAAGACTTTGGGGCATTGGGACGGTTACTCGACCGCCCCCGCTTTCCGCTCAGGAGGGCCTCTGAATGCCTGCTCGTGCGTCGAACCTGACTAACTACGTCCTCCAAGTCGCGATCAAGCAAGCCGAGCGCACCCAGCGCCAGTTCGCCCAAGTGCACGGGTTCAACGAGATCCGTATCAGCGAGATCATTAACCGCACCCACCACCCCGCCACCGACGAGGAAAAGCGCCGCATTGCGCGAGCGCTCAAGCAGTCCGTCGCGGCGCTGTTCCCGCCCGTGTCTGCTGCGAGCGACCGGCGTTCGGTGCGGGGCAACGGCCGCGCGCTGACCGCCAAGGAGCTGCGCTGATGGCGACCCTCACCGACGACCGCGAACGCGTCGACGCTGAGCTAATGCCCGACGCGCCGACGACGGCGCTGGTCGCCCGCGCGCCCTCCACGCCCGTCACGCTGTCCGACCTCGCCGCCATGAAGGGCGAGGCGATCGAAGTGGTCGAGGCGCGCGTGCAGGTCATCACGACGCTGCGGCGCGCGTCGATTCGGGCAACGCACCCACCCGACTGGCTCCTCTTCAAAGCGCCCGACGAGCAAGGCGGGCAGATTGTCGGCTACCTGCAGGACGCCGGATGCGACCGCGTGCGCGACCTCTGGGGCATCGAGGTCTACGGCGTGTCGGTGCCCGAGAAACTCGTCGGCGCCGATGCCGGGGTCTTCCATTACCTCGTCAGGGGCAACGGTCGCTGTCGGCTGACCAAGCAGAGCATCGAAGCGATCGAGGGCGGGCGAGCATCTACGGATGACTTTGTGCGGGGCGTCACCGGCCTGCAGCTTGAGTTACTCGTCCGGAAGGCGGCGCGCGCTAACCTCGACGGTAACATCACGCGCGAACTGGCCGGCATGAACTCGGTTCCGGTCGAAGAACTCGGCGCCGCGTGGGTCGGCACGCCGAAGCGCGTCGAAGACTGCCGCCGTGGGCGCGGGTTCGGCACCGCTGGCGAACGCCTCGGCGCCCGCAACGAGAAGGCGCCCGACGTCGACCCGCCGACGTGCCCGCACTGCGGCACCAAGGGCAAGTACCGCGAGGGCAAGAACGGTCGCGGCGCCTTCTTCGGCTGTCCGCAGTATCAGTCGCACGCCGACAAGAAATGGATCGTAGACGCGGCTGAGTGGGTCGCGAAGCAGTCGAAGGCGGCGCCGGTCTCGACGTCGTCAGCGCCAGCGCCAGCGACCGCCACGCCCGCGTCCGGACCGCCGCTGACCGCTGGCGACGTCTTCGGCAACAAGCGCGAGCCCGGCCAAGAAGGCTGACCCCGTGCCAACTGCACTCATGTCCCCCGCCGACTTGGCGGCGGCGATCACGGCGTCGTGGTCCGCCTCGCTCGCCCGCAACGCGCGCACGAACACGCCGCACCGCTACGTGTATGCGTCAGCGTGGCGCCCCTGCGACCGCCGCATGGTGCTGGAGATGACCCAGCCCGACGCGCTGCCGCCGCACCCGCCCGAACTGCTCGCGAAGTTTCGGCGCGGCGACGATCGCGAGCGCGACATTCTCGCCGACCTGATGCGTGTCGGGCGCGATGCCGACCCGCCGTTCACGGTCATCGGCCAGCAGGAGCGCTTCGAGCTGAAGGACCACAAGTCGCGCGTCGCCATCACCGGCAAGGTCGACGCGCGCCTGCGGGTCGGCGATCTTGCGGTGCCGGTCGAAGTCAAGGCGTGGTCCCCGATGATGGTCGACCGCATCACGCGGTTTGATGACCTGTTCGAGAACCCGTGGACGCGCCCCGGCGCCCATCAGTTGCTCGCATACCTCTACGGCGCGGGCGTGCCGTTCGGCTTCCTGTTGCTCGACCGCTCGGGCCTGCCGCTGCTGCTGCCGGTGGAACTCGATCGACATCTCGACCGGCTGGAAGACTTCCTGCTGCGCGCTGAGCGCGCGATCGACCACGTCGAGGCGGGGACGCTGCCCGACTACCTCGAAGGCGATGCGAAGGAATGCCGCCGCTGCCCGTTCTTCGGCGCCGTCTGCAACCCGCCGACGGTCAACGCCAGCGCGCACGTCTTCACCGACCCCGAACTGGAAGCGCTGCTGGAACGGCGCGACGCGCTCGACGCCGCCGCGACTGAGTTTGATCGCCTCGACAAGGACGTCAAGGCCCGCCTGCGCGGCGTCGAGTCAGCGGTGGCCGGGCCGTTCCTCATCGAAGGCAGTTGGGGCAAGTCGTCGCGCGTCGACTTACCGCCTGACGTCAAGGCGCAATACACCACCGTCGACCCGCGTGGCCGATTCACGCTGTCGATCACGAGGGTCGGCTGATGCTGTCAAAACCCATCCTTGTGCCGTGGGCCGAACGCCCGTGGCCGTCGCTGCCGCTACCGCCGCTGACGCCCTGCGATGCCAGCAGAAATGGCGTCCATGACTTCTCGCGCATCGACCCCGACACGCTCTGTCGCTGCTGGCACTGCGCGCAGCTCAGTCCCCGCAGTCGGCTCCGCATCGAACAACGCGCCGCTGCGGCGGCAGGAGCGCCGACACCATGAACGCGACACCGGACGATCTCAACGTCGTGCTGCGATCGATCGTCGACCGCGCGCACGCTGACGGCTATGTGGTCACGGTCGTGGCGCGGCTCGACGCAGCGGCCGACGCGTTGGCGGACATCGACGACGACGACGCCATCGTCGTGGTGCTCACGAAAGCGAAGGCGCGGCAATGAATCGCCGCGATGCCCTCAAGGCCATCGGCAGCGTGGCGACAGCAGCGGCGACGCCGAGCGCCGCGCCCAAGAAGTTCGGTCGGCTGACGCTCAGCGGCCATCGGCAGCACTTCGAGGCAACCGGCGAGACGCTGCACGTCTGGATCGACGGCGAGGACATTACGCACTGCTGCGTCGAGGCGAACGACTACGACGGCACCGTCGAGATCCTCGCGCGCGACCACGACATCTATCGCCGCTTCGTTCCGCTCGGCGAGATGGTCGGCCCGTGCCACGTGCGCCTGCGCGGCGCCGTCCGCATCGCGCCGGGGAAACCGTTCCCCTATGGGGGTGTCGTATGACCCTCACGCTCGGCCCCTTCGTGCTCACCATCGAACGTGAGCAGCCCTCGCAGTTCGACTGCTGGCGCCGGTTCGCGTCGCCGCCGACACCGCCCCGCCCACGTTGGTGGGCTCGACTCTGGAAAGGACTGACCCGATGCGCCGAGACCCCGTAAACCAGAT